TGGACCTGAAGATATGATTAAAATAAAATTAAGTTATGAGTGATAGAAAAAAGATACCTGTTTTTACAGGAGTGTTAAATTATTTTCCTGACGCTATAAGAGAAGTAGCTAAAGTTTCTTATGCTGGTAATGAGCAACATCATCCAGGAGAACCTTTGCATTGGGATAGAGCTAAGTCTACAGACGAGCTCGATGCCTTATCTAGACATCTTATACAAGCTGGTACGATTGATGATGATGGTATGAGGCATTCAGCTAAAGTAGCTTGGAGAGCTTTAGCTAATCTACAAAAAGAAATAGAGAATGATAATGATACATGGTATAAAGAACAATATAATAGAAACAGAGATCCAAAGGATCATATAAAATAATAATATGGAAATAATAAAAAGAGAACAAGACAGATTTCACCTTTTAATAGATAAAGGTAAGGTTAGAGATTTTGAAACAATGTACGGAAAGTCCTTTCAATTATCAATGATTGAATTACATTTAGAATATGATAGACTTTGTAGATTTTATTTATATGAAAACTATTTAGAAGATGTTTATATGTTGTCTAATCATTTAAAAATTGAACATATTCAGTCAAAACAAGATTTTGATTTCTATGTAAAAAAATTATCTATAAGTAAAAAGATGCCAAAAAAAATGTATGAAAGAAGAAAGTCAATGAATTTAGTCATACAATCTATGTTGGAAGAAGGTGTTAGAGATGCTTTGTATGATGCTGAATATATAGAGCATATGCTTATGCAAGAAAAGAAATATAGATTAGCATATGAGATTATTGAAGAAAAGGCTATAAAAGATTATAAAAGTGATTTTAAAGAAACTAGCTAAAAGAAATAAAGAATGGAAGAAAGTAGCTTTTTCTATTTGCAAAGATTACGATCTAGCAAATGAAATGGTTCAGATAATGTATTTCAGAATGATGAAATATTTTGATGAGCCTTCAAGAATTATGGTTGATGGAGAAATAAATAAGATATATATTTATGTTACTTTAAGGAATATATTTTATAAATTAAAGAATGATAAAAAAAAGATTGTCGAATATGAATTTAAAGAGTTTGATACATTTGATGACAATTTTGATACTACTAAGTATAGCACAGCTTTAACATATTCATTTGAAGACCAAATTGATATGGATAAAATGGAAGCTGCAAATGAAAAAATTATGTCTATGATTGAAAAAGAAATCAAGACTTGGCATTGGTATGATGAAAAACTTTTTAGACTGTATTATTACACAGATAAAAGTATGAGGGATATCGCAAGAGAGACAAGTATATCTTTAACTAGTATATTTAATTCCTGTAAGAATTATAAGCAGATTATATCTGATAAGTTTGGAGAAGATATTATGGACTTCTTTAATAAAGATTATGATAAAATAAAATGAGAAGAAAAACAAAATCACAAATTAATAAAAACATTAAATTCATTCGCTCAAGCGAATTTGAAGCAACCTATTATTTTAGTAGAACTAACAGAAAGTCTAGTTATATAGATAGATCTTTAAAAAAGTAAAATATGAAAGAACCAAAAGATAAAAGAACAAAAGCGTACAAAGAATGGAAAAAGAAATTTGACGCTGAAAACGAAAACAAGTCTGAAGGACTTGGAGACACTATAGAAAAAATAACTGAAGCAACAGGAATTAAAAAAGCTGTAAAGTTTTTAGCTGGAGAAGATTGTGGGTGTGATGAAAGAAAAGATAAGCTTAATAAATTATTTAAGTATAATAAAACAGAATGCTTAACAGAAGAAGAATATCTGTTCTTAGATGACTTATTCAAAAGTAAAAAGAGAACAATACCTGCTCCTATAGTTATTAGATGTATAAATATATACAACAGAGTGTTTAACGCTAAACAAAAGGGAACGAGCTGTAGCTCTTGTTTTGTAAATAATGTATACAAACCTTTGAAAAAAATATATGAGGCTTATCTATAAAGAAGAAGATCTCTTTAAGTATTTAAAGTTAAATTACTTTCCTGACTTGGTACAATCTAAAAAGAAGATGTCTAAGTGGGATTGTTATTCTGTAGACAATAAATATAGAATAGAACTTAAATGCAGGACAAGACATTATAATACTTTATTGTTAGAGAAGATGAAGTATGATGCAATGATCAAGACTTGTTCTGAACATAGAGATACTCCTCTTTATATTTGCAGTACGCCTAAGAATGTTTACTGCTTTAATTTATACACAATTGAACCTAGTTGGGAAGTAAACTACAGAAACCCTGCTACAACTCATTTTACTAACAGAAAGAGGGTAGCCAAAGAAGTAGCATATTTAGACGTAATAGACGCAACAGTATTATGATTTGGTATTATAACTTTTCCAGACCAGAGTTCGATGATTACGAAGTAATTTACTATATTGTACACAATGAATATAAAATTATTTGATGGCACTGTTTGGTCGCAAAAAGATCTTCTGGATAAAATGGATGATAATTCTTTTTATTACGGTTACCTTGGTGTTAACTGTTTATCGTCTAGTTCTGTTAAGAAACTTGTTGATGGCGTTGACAATTATCTTTTCGAAGATAATAAGTTTGATCCAAATTCTAAGCCATTGAGAGATGGCAGATTAATTCACGTGACTATATTAGAGAATGATAAGCTTGATGATTACTATGATTTTGTTGATGTAGCTACAAGAAGAAATAAAGAGTACAAAGAAATAAAAGAAACAAGCCAGAAAGAAGTAATGTTGTCAAAAGAAAGATTATGGGCTGAGGATCTGAGAGAAGCAATAATGCAAAACAGTAGAGCTGAAGAATTAATTCAACACGGTCAGTGTGAAGTTCCTGCAATAGGTTACATACAAGGCTTGCCTTTTAGAGGCAAAGCCGACTGTTTAAATTCAGACAGAGTTATTGATTTAAAAACTACCAGTGATATTGATAACTGGGATTATAATAAATATTTCTATGGTTATGATATTCAAGCTTATTTATATTGTGAATTATTTAAGAAAGATAAGTTTGAGTTTGTAATTATAGATAAACGAACTAAAAAAGTTAAGACGGATATAGCTGATGACCATTTTATCAAGTCAGGAGAAGAAAAGGTTACGAAGGCAGTTAAGAATTATATTAGGTATTTTGGATTCTAAACATCCTGTAACTCAATTGTATTTTAGATTGACTTGTAATGATATTATAGAAGGAGCGAATGACAAAGACTTGAACATAAGTTTACATTTCTTTGAGGAGCTTGAATTATATGAAGAATGTTTAGGTATTCATTTAGCTAGAGAGTATGCAAATTTTTTTATATTTACGACACTATTAAATAATTATTATGACTTTGAACCAGATACAAGAATACGTCCAAGACCAAACAGGATTGGATTTAACAACCAAAAGTAGAGGAAGAGACTATGTATATGCTAGAGCTATTTATTTCTATTTATGTAGAGAGTATACTCCTTTCACTACAAAAAAAATAGGAGAGTCTTTAGGTAAAGACCACGCTACTGTATTACACGCTATAAAAAATGTGATACCTATTGTGCTAAGACACGAAGAAGCTTTAGCTAATGTTTGTTTAAATTTTAGAGATGAGAACAGATCTTATATAGATGTAAAGAAAAGAAAGTTAGATTTAATGTTAGATAATAAAAAGCTTGTTATTCAGAATGAGTTATTGACTAACGAGCTAAATACTATAAAAGGTAACAAGTTTTATAGACTATCTCAGAATATACCAGAAAAGCAAGAAGAGATAGCTTATAAAAAGTTCTTAGATATATTATGTGATTTGTCAAAGGATAAAGACAAGACAAAGGTTTATTCAGGTTATAGTTCTGTAGATGCTTTTTAAATGCCAAGAAAGAAAAAGAGATGTAATCCTAGATATGATCTTGATGCCATTAGCTGGTGTTTCAATAATGGCTACAAAGCTTATCCAGTACCTATTCTTCCTCAACAGAAAACATTCAGGATTGTGCTTGAATATAAAGGACAAAAGAAAGAATCAAAAGAAATTTATGGAAAGAAAGAATGGAGTGATAAGATTTGGGAACTATATGAATTAATTTACGATCAAAAATGCCCAGAAAGAAACCAGAAAGAAAATATATGAAATCTACCGATGGTAGAAAGAATAATGGTCAGAAGCGAGGAGACGCCATTTTAAGGCGTTCTCTGAGCACTCCAACCAAAATCAATAAAGCTATGAAGGTCAGGTCAAAACTATTGGCTACAAAGGCTATAAAGGATGTTTATGGATCTGAAGAAGAGTTCTGGGTTATGGTTGCTGAGAATGCTAAGAACTCACAGTTCGACAGAAAAATGATAGCTGAGTACGTTTATGGTAAACCTGGAGAGAACTTAGATATTACAAAAGGAGCTGAGAATGTAGACATATCTATTATGAATTTCTTTCAGGGTACTCCACAAATAGAAGAAGATAACACAATTGATATAGATGAAGACACCGAAGCTGAATGATAAATATCAAGCCTTTGGAAATGACTCCAGGTATTTTATTATAACAGGCGGTAGAGGTTCTGGTAAATCTTTTGCTGTTAACGTTTTCTTATTGCTGTTGACTTATGAAAGAGGTCATAAGATATTATTCACCAGATATACAATGGTATCTGCTGCTTCATCTATTATTCCTGAATTTATTGAGAAGTTAGAAATGATGGGAGTGAGCGAAGACTTTAGAATAACTAAAGACGAGATCACGAATATTAAAACTAAGTCTAGTATATTATTTAAAGGTATACGTACAGCTTCAGGAAATCAGAC